AGTCAATCAACCAAGGGTGGTGTGCCGTGTGCATCCCTTCAACAAACCCAATGTTATATCGTGTTCCGCTTTGAGTTGTGAATGTGTAATAAACGTCACCTTCGAATTCTTCTTCATCCCCATAATCTTCAAATTCATAAGGCTCCAGAGAAAGATCTCCAATCTCCTTAAGATACTTTCTAAAATTTTCCATTAGTAATTTCATTTAAAATGTTTCCTGTTCTCCATCTTCATAAGTTATAATTGTTTTATTTGCTGGATGGGGAAGAATGTGAACCTTAATAAAATCATCCATTGAATCAAAAACAGCAATACCACCGCGTGGTGGAGGATAAAGCCAATGAATGACTGCTTGACCTGTCGCAAGCTTAACGCCTTCAATCACAACGCCTGTGCCTGAAACGCCGGTTTCATCATCATTACGATAAACTGTGAACGAACGAATGCCTCGTGGTGCAAGTGATGGCGGTGGTGTTGGTTTGAGCGATTCTACTTGCTCATCTTTCTTTTTTGTAGGCATTTTATCCTCCTGATGCGCCAGGAGGTGCGCCTCGATAACTGATGGGGGCTTTCTTCCAACCAGGAGGCTTAGTTTTATTATTGCCGCCGCGAGTATATGCTCCAACTTGTTTGTTATAATTTGCTCTTACCCATTTTTGCCAGTCAGCTTCATTCAAATGTTGACCTGTCATAAATCTGGAAAGTTCAGGTTGAACTTTCGCTATGCTATCGTTCATTTCTTCATCAGTTGCTATAATATGAAAAAAATTATTTCTGAATAATTCTTCGTATGGTCCGATATTTTTATCAACTGCTGCCCAAGATTTTTCAATGGCTTTGGTATCCAGAGTTCTTCCGCCTTCTTCGCCACGGAATGCTTGGCGGTCTATTGCAGTTTCAAGGGGAACATCAACAAAGATCATAGCAACCTCATATCCGCCTTCTTCCAATTTTGTTTTTTGATTTCTTATCACCCCAAACTGACCACCAGTTCCATCAATAATAAAGTTTCCGCCTCGTTCTGTTGTTAATGCTTGTTTTTCTTTTGCATCTCTTTTGGCTTGTGCAAACAATTTTGCTTGTGTCACAATCTTCTCACGTTCTGCATCATATTTTTCTTTTGTGGTTGTTAAATTGTAAGCAAAAGAGCGATCATCTCCAACTTCATCAAAAGCATTTTGATACATATCCATTAGAATATCATGTTTCCATCCATCTTCCGGTTCTTGTAGTTGTAAGATATCTGATAACAAATCTTTTAATTCTTGACGAGCTTCAAGAAAATCTTCTTTTATTTTCTTTATGTTTTTTCCTAAGCCTGCTTTTTCTAAAGCTGGTTCATAAAACTCATCAGCATTAATAATTTCCATATTTTCTAGGCCCAATCTTTTTATAACTGTTGTTTTCCCTGCTCCTGGTGCGCCAGCCATAAAAATAACTTTCTTATCGCCTTGATTTTCTTCATTGAGAAATTTACGCCAGTTTTCCATTAATAATTTCATAAGTTTAGTGCCTTTTCTATGAGTTCTTTTGATCCTGGTATTAGCTTATAATTATCAAGCTGTTCTAATGATGCCCAAACATAATCTGTGTGTTCAAAAGATAAAACAATATCACCTTCAAAATTTCTCGTGGTGTATACATCCAAAAAATGCCGTTCTTTCTTCACACGCTTCAAATGCCAAATATCAAGATTGGTCTCTTCTTTTGTTTCTCGAATTGCAGCATCAAAAGGTTCCTCGAATCCCTCTAAAGCGCCCCCAGGAAAACCCCAATAACCTGAAAAATCTTTTTGTGGATGCATCCGTTTCAAAAGTAATACCTCATTCTTCTCGTTAAGAATAATTGCTATCGCTGCCGGTTCCATTATTTAAAAAACTCACCAAGTTTTCTTTTTCTTCTCTAGATAAAGTTATATCCAATTGTGTCTTAATTGTCTTAAGTGACGCCTCCACAAAAGTTTTTCGATCGAGGTCACAATACGGACAATTTCCAAACATTCCTGCGCGATAACCTCCTAAACACATCGAACACACAATCCTAACATAAAGCTTGTGATCAACTTCATCTGACACACTATAGTAAATAGTTGATAAACATATCTAAAACAAATAAAAAAGGGTGCCTTACCGTTAAGTAAGGCACCCTCAATCGTCAAAGGCAGCCTGAAACACTGACTATAAATAGATCTTACTTTACCTTAACTACGCGACCCTTGGAAGCTTCCGTCTTTGGAAGACTTACAACCAAAACGCCGCTCTTATATGACGCATCAATTTTTTCAACATCACAGTTATTTGGCAATGCGTAACTCTTTGTATAATTAGTCGCGTAAGCATAGCGATCTTGTTTGTCGCTGGCGTCGTAACCTAATGTAAGACGATTACCTTCAACTGAGATGTCAAAATCTTTCTTTTCCAAGCCTGGTGCAGTAAGAGAAATCTCAAACTTATCATCCAGTTCCCGAACAGTTGGCGTGTGCCGATCTTGAGGGGCAAATACGGGACTGGCCCAAATATCATCGAGGAAAGAACCCCCGAAAACCTTATCAAAAAGGTCCAGTCCAGAATTATTTCGTAATGTTAATGCACTCATCGTGTCATCCTCCTTGTATATAATGTAAGCACCGTTAAGGCACCGTCAAGTAAAAAAATCACCCATGAAGAATGTTTTTTGCTTTCGCGCCAATTGTATCGGGATTTCCTACTACAACAATTTCTTTACCATTTGTAAACATAATCTTAGAAAATTGTTGGGCTTCGTGTAAACCTTCTGGGAGCCATCCCTTTGCGTGAATGCCAGCCGTTTCAGCATCTTCTCTTATCGATACGATATGAGTAGAATTTACAACTATCTCCTGCAAACGATACTGATCTGAATGGTTAGTATAAGAAATTTCAACCAATTTAATCATTTGTTTCTTCTTGGGGATCAACATCTTCACTTCTTTCTTCTCGTCTCTGGCTTGGATCATTACCTAAATGAATATCTGCGTTTGTTTTTGCATATCCAGCTAAAATACTAGAACAATCCTGCAAACGCATATCAATTTTTGCTAGCGATTGGCGCAATGTATCAATTGTCGTCAGCGAAACATCCACACTCTTACAATAAGATTGGCCTGCCGCCTCGGCTAGCAAACCCTTAGCCTTGTCTAATTGCTTTGATAAATTATTTAATAGCTCAGAAGTGTTTGCTGGAATATCTTCCAGTTCACTCGCATAACTTACAACAACTTTCATTATGAATATTTTCCTTTCTTATTTGGCTTCATTAAATGTTTTTCATCAATTTCAATCGGTTGACTTCCGCCCATTGGCAAAACCTTATATCGCTTTGCGCCAGCGGTGGCATTTACAATGGACAAATCATTGGCCAGAACAAAGCACAACCGCGATTGAAATTGACGCATGTGACGTTCCATCATAGTATTTCCAGCCGTTGATCTTATCTGAACCATCGCATCTTTTGCAAATTTTGGCGGTGTTCTTGTTGCGTCTAACACCTTCGCAGCATAATTATTTTTTACCATCCTTTTGTAATCTTGTTTGGATGGAATAAAATTTTCATCTTCAAGAATTTTATTAGCCAATGTTGTGTAATACCCGGAACGCGCATAATATTTTGCAACAATCTTTGCATCAACTGCGTAGTTCTTAAGGTATTCTTTCTTCCAGAGTTCAAACTTTGCTTTTTCGTGCGGAGAAAAGCGACTTTCAATTTTCTGAAATGCGCCGAGTTGATTATCAGTCAAACCACCTTTTCGATCGAAGAATTCTAAAAGAGAATCAATAAAACTTTTTGTGCTATTATCTAGATCTTCTTTCTTAATCTTTTCTAGGCGTCCCTTTAATTCAGGGTTTTCCTTAATAGGGTTTGATTGATAAGGTTTTCCTCGGCTTCGATTGTAATGCATATCTTTCTGACTTTCTATGATACTATATTAACATAAGCCCTCATAATTGTCAAGGAAAATAATTTATTAATAATTAATTTAGATGAGAAATAACGGCTGCGCCGATTGAACCAATTGCCATTGATAATAAAATCCACAAGAATTTATTTTTACTTTTTACGTCTTCTTCCAGTGTTCTTAATCTTGCATAAAGACCATTATCGGGATTATAAACCGCTTCTTTAATCTTTCCGATATCCGCACACATTCGCTCCTGGTTTTCTTTAACGGACTCAAGCGCGTCCATTATTTTTTCTTCCAGAAATTCGACTCTTGCGGCCAATTCTGCTACATTGTGATTATCTGTGGGTGCCACATATTAAATAGTAAAAGAATTATTGTTATTCCTCAACAATTGCGTGATCTGTAAGTAACAGCGTTGAAGCAGCAGATACAGCATTTTCTAATGCACAACGAACAACCTTAAAAGGATCAATGATTCCGTAAGTAAACATGTTAACGATCTCTCCAGTTGAAACGTTCAAGCCAGAATCAGGATTGGTGTGGTTTTCTATTTTTTCTAAATAAATATCTGGAGACAAACCAGCATTGCTCACCATTTTCTTAAAGGGTTCTTTAATTGCTTGTTTAACAATATCAACTCCTAACTGTTGTTCGGGATTTTCTGTTTCAACCTTTATTTGTTTTGTTATCCGCAAAAGTGCGGATGAACCGCCTGGAATTATTCCTTCTTGTTGTGCGGAACTTACAGCTTCAAGCGCATCTTCAACGCGATGCTTCTTTTCAATCATCTCAACTTCAGTTAAACCGCCGACTTTAATAATTGCAATTGCAGAGGCCAAACGGGTTATTCTTTCTTGAATGCTTTCACATACATTTAAACTCTCTTCTTGTTCAATTTGTTGCTTAAGTGCTTCCAATCGTTTTTCTACCGCATCATCATCCTGATTGCCGCCAACAATTGTTGTGAAACTTTTATAAGATTCAACGGTTTGTGCAGTTCCGAAATGTTCAAGTTTTATTCCGCGAAATTGGATTCCACTTTCTCTGGATATAAATGTTGCACCTGTAGAAATAGCAAGATCAGAAAGAATGTTCCGTCGTTCTTCGCCATAACGTGGAGCTTTAATTCCCGCAACTTTCATTGACCCTTTCATTGAATTCATAATCATTGCAGCCAAGGCTTGGCCAGAAATGTCTTCAGCAATAATAATAAAAGCCCGACCGTCGCGAGCAGCAATTTCAAGTGCTGGTAATATTTCATCAATGGTTGTAATATTTTTATCTGTAACAAGAATTAAACAATCTTCATGATGCATTGCTCCTCGGCGTTCATCTGTAATAAATGCATTAGCCAGCAATCCAGAATCAAATCGAAAACCCTCTGTTAGCTCCAAAGATGTTTCATTCGATTTTGCCTCCTGAATTGTAATCGCTCCGTCTTTGCCAACCTGATCAACTGCTGTTCCGATAAGCTTTCCAATTCCTTTATCACCATTTGCTGAAATCGTAGCAACTTGTTCAATTTCTTCTTGAGTCGAAACAGGTCTTGCCATTTCTTTCAAGTCATTAACAATCTGTACGATTGCCAAATCAATTCCGCGCTTCAGTTCAATCGGTGAAACATTTGTTGCCAAATGTATTTGAGCTTTTTCAAGAATGGCGCGGGCTAAAACGGTAGAAGTGGTGGTACCATCGCCAGCCGATGAGTTTGTTGATTCGCTGGCTTGTTTAATAACTTGAACCCCAAGATTTTCAAAAGGATCTTCAAGATCAAAAAACCTTGCAACAGTCACGCCATCTTTTGTAATAATAGGTTTTGTATTGTGTCCTTTTAAAATAACATTTCTGCCGCGTGGGCCTAAAGTTGCACCAACAGCATCCGCAAGCTTGTTAGCGCCAGTCATAATTTTTTCATTAAGCTTTCGGCCCGATTCAAATTGTTTCATAGGGTAATTTTATCACTTGTAAGGGAACTTGTCAAGCGATTTCTTTTAATATTTTATCCAACTTAAGACCAGCACAATCAATTTTGCGCTTAGTAACATGATAGTGATTAATCACGCCCTTAAATGTTCCTTTTGAAACATCAGAATCTACAGTTTTCAAAAGATTTTTTCCATCCATCGGTGCGACCAAAGGAATACCATAAGCATTGTGTAATGCTTTTGTCAAAGCTTTGAAGGCTTCAATTTGCACATCATAAAACCCAAGGAATGGTTTTAATTTTCTTTCATGAACTTTTGCATTGCGCCAGATTGGTCGAGGACCAAAACCTCTTGTTCTATAAAGCTCTTGATATTTGGGATAATAAGCATTTGAAATTTCCACACCAACGCTATTATTATTAACTTTGCGATTTCCAGCGTGCCAACCAATATCATTGCAGTCCATTAACTGATAAATTGTTCCATCATTGTCGATGCAGAAATGAACTGAGATACCTCGTTTTTTTAAAACATTAAAGCAACTTTTAGAAGACAAGCATACATCCCAATGGGCAACAAACATTGTGGGCTTTCTTTCATTTTTTGCCTTTCTGTAGCAATTTTTGGGTAATGTAAAGCCTTCTGGGCTGTTGAACGTTATAACGTTATCCCAGTCAATAGGAACATCGTTTCCGTTACATATAATAAAGCGTTTATCTTTTTCTGTATCTAGTGAAATCTGATTGGCTTCTTTTTCAGTTGCAGAACGACGGAACTGAGATGTGTTTTGGTTTAGTTGTGTAAAAAACTTACATATATTATTATACCACTTCATCTGCAATACCCCATTCAACAGCTTGTTCTGCATCAAAATAAGTATCTGTTTTTTTACGAAAAATTGCTTTTATTTCTCTTTCATCTAATTTTGTTTCATCTGCTAAAGCTTTTGCAAACTGTGTTTGATACCATCTTACTTCTCGAATATCTACTTCAAGTTCTTTTAAAGAACCAAAATGGCCACCAGAGACAGCATGAAGCATTAATCGACAATTGCGACCAACTCTGCGTTTACCAGGCGTGCCACCGGCCAATAATAAAATACCGGCGGACATTACTTTACCAACGCCAAATGTATTTATATCGCATGTTTTTCTAATATCTCTCATGCAATCATAAACAGCGAACATGTCGGTAACACTCCCGCCTTCAGTGGAAACAATAAAATCAATTGGGAGATATGAAGTTATTACTTCTGGTTCTTTTTCTTTTTCTTCGGGTTCTTCAACCTCTGCGACTTCGGCAGTATCTCGAAAATAATATAAAGCGGAGACCACAGTTTTACAGTGTTCTTCGTTTACTTCGCCATAAACACCAAGAGTGCGAGATTTTGTATCTGACTCGCCAGTTGGAAAAATGATTAGTTCATTTAGTTTTGGTTCGGGTTCTTGTTTTTCGTCTTTTTTGGTCGTCATTTGGAACCTCAATTACTTCAAGCGCACCGTCTTTCCATTTTAAATCTACAATACCAGCAATGTATTGACCAAGCGAACGATGAAACTTATCCCATTTTTCACGAGACATTTTGTCTTTTGCAACTGCATCCATACACCATTTTAAAACTGAGTTAATAACAAATATTTTTTGTGAAAAAATAACGTTCTCTTCTGAATTTATCAAATCCTTCTTTCGAATAAAGTCCAAAACGTATTCTTTCTTTTGCTTTTCGAAATCTTGCTGAATGTAATCGCGGGGCTTCACAACTCATACCTTCTTCTCTTTATAAATATCTGTCAATTCATCCATCAGCCCTGACCAGTCATCAAATTTTAATTGCCATTTATAATTTTCAGGATAATTTTCTTCATATGTTTTAACAGCTTCTTTCTTCCAGGTTTCAAATTGTTCCTGACAATCGAGTCGTATTTTTTTTGCTTCTTCCGGATTGTCCATCTTTTCTAATGCAATTGCACATAATTGATCAGCATAAGACATTTTATAAACTGCTGTTCCTAATAAAACCATAACTTGGTGACCCATTTTTTGAACAAAATTGCCAGTTACGGAAAATGTTTTAAAGCCAAAGGTTATAGCTTTAAAAACATAACCACAAGCAAATGCAAGAAAAGCAACTAATAATAACTCGTTATTCATGTCTATTAGTATATATCAAATTGTAGAAGAAATCAAGAACAATCTTGAAGAGCAATTAAAAAAAATAGAAAGGTAAAGAGAACGCCAAGATGAAATCCTAACGAAAAAGAAATGAGAAACTTATTTATCTCTTTTTTGTCGCCAATCATTTATTGCAGCTTTAATGGCGTCTTCTGCCAGGACCGAACAATGAACTTTGACGGGAGGAAGTGAAAGTTCTTCGACAATTTCTTGATTTGTTATTTTTTCTGCATCTTCAATCTTTTTGTCTTTAACCCATTCAGTGATAAGAGAAGAGCTGGCGATTGCCGAACCACATCCAAAAGTTTTAAATTTGGCTTCTTTGATTATTCCTTTTTTGTTAACCTTAATCTGAAGACGCATAACGTCGCCACATGCGGGCGCACCCACAAGGCCGGTCCCAACAGCGGGATCGTCCTTATCGAGTGTTCCTACATTTCGAGGGTTTTCGAAGTGATCGATTACCTGTTTTTTATAAGCCATGCATCACTAACTATACACCAACTTTATAAAAAAGTCAAGGAAAATTACTTCTTGGGGCGGCGGGTATGCGTTTTGCTTTCTTTAATAAGACGATTTACAACTCGCTCGTAAATGCGCTTCTTAACTTCTTGCACAACAGCCTTGCGACGCTCTGCTTTATCATCGACCAGATCAATATTCAGCCCCTGAAGTGCAGCTTCATAAAGTCCTTCTTGGAATGGTAGTTCCTCTGCGGCTCCAATTTCCATTTCTTCGCCTTCAGGCCCCACTTCCATGTCCATTTCCATTCCTACTTCTTCTTCGGGCGCTTCGTCGTCGACGCCGACAGCATCCTTCAGCTTGTCAGCAAGATCGATAATGTCTTGAGCTTCCTCGTCTGTGATGGTAACCTCGCCTTCCATCTCTTCTGCGGGCTCTTCAACATCAAGCTCTGCTTCCATGTCAACATCTTCAACTTCATCGCCACCAACATCTTCAACTTCCTCTTCGGCTTCGACATCTAATTCATCTTCTTGCTCGTTAAGATCTTCAGCCACACCGCTATGTTTTTGACCAAAAGCTTTGGGTTTGTAGCCGGGAGATTTTGCGCCTGTGCCATGTTCGGGCTCATCTTCTAGTCCTGTGACGGTGCGTCCAGTTCCGGTTCCATGTCCTTCTTCTAACGGTGAATACTTTTCAGTAATAAACCCATCACCAAGTGCGTCCATATTGGCGAGCTTCATCATACGACGAATGGTTCCTTCTTGTAATAGGGGCTTTTGTTTTTTTGCCATTTTGCGAGTTCTCCTTAACTTGTTAAAAGTCTTACTCGTATAAATAGTAACCTAAATAACAAAAAGACACGCTATAAGATATTGAAAATAGAGTTTAATCTAAGGTGAAGTTTTTTGAGAGCAGCCGATTCAATTTGCTTTACGCGAGATGGTGTTAACTTAAGTCGGTCACCTATTTCACGAAAAACTAACTTGTCATTTCTTTGAACCGAAATCTCTGTGCAGTTTAAATCTTTGGGATAATCAATCCACAAACGACAATCTTTGACCCGACAGCGTTGCTTCTTCATTTTGCATTCATCATAGCAATTCATAGATCTGGATGCTCCTTTTCTAGAATATCAAAAATGTTTTCAACCTCATCATCGCCAAGCGCAAATTTATTTTTTGTTTCTGAAGCTTTTTTAATATTGGTCATTATTTTTTTCCTTTGCACGTTGTTCTGAACAGAATTTTGCTTCTTAAATTTATTGATGTAAATCATTAAGTCTGGATCTTTGCTAATATAACCTTCCATAAGTGAACGAAAAAATTTCACTTGCGTTAAATTATCATATTGAAGCTGCAATTTAAAATCAGCTTTTGTACGATCGGTAACTGTAAACATAATTTTTGCTTTTCCGTCTGCCATTATCTCTCCAATGTAGCAACACGAGGACCAGGGCTCCAACGCATTCCACCAAATACAACAACCACAGAAGGAAATGGTGCAGGACTTAAATCAGATTTTCCTGTATAATCAGCAATAACTTTATTATAAAATTTCAGTCTTCCTTTAATAAAATAAATTGCACTTGCAGAACACATAATATAATCATGCCAATATTTTGTGTCAGTTCGTGCAGGCATCAACATTACAACAATTGCGCCATTTTCAGTTGACTCTTCATAAGCTTTCTTTACCCACTTACCAATATTTCCATAAGGAGGATTTACAAAAACTTTCTCGTTTGCCCAACTTTTAGACAAGCCGTCAACTTCGATAGTATAATATTTATCGCATTTATGATTTTCGTGAGTAGCACAAGGATCTAGTGTAAATTTAAATCTTTTGTTTAACTTTTCATAAAATTCTGGTGGTGTTTCCCATTCATCAGATTTTGAACTAAACATCAGTTTTTGAGCTTGTGTATCCATCTTTAATCTCCTCTTGTGTCCACCTTATAAATCTTTATAGGTCGGCTGTTTGGGTTTCTTTTGGGTTCGCGATTCAACAGTCTTTTGATATTCTTTAATCTCTTCTGGTGTATATTCTTTTACTTTTCTTCTCCCATAAAAATTTGCTGGTCCATGATTTTTAATCATTCTTCCCCAACACCATGTACAAATACCCTCTTTAATCTTGGCATGAGATTTACGATTGAGGTCTCTTTTAAATCTTTCTAAAGGTAAATCTTTGCCACATGATTCACAGAATTTCAGTGCTGTTTTTTCTTCTTTGTTCTCCATCTTTAATTTCCTCTATTAATTTTTTTGCTCTTTCCCAGCATTCAGGGCAATAAAGCCTAACTTTATCTTCTTTAACAACCACGCTCCAAGACATAACCATATCTTTATTTTTTTTATCGAAATCTTTTTCGCAAACCAAACAACGATCTTCTAGCTTATTAAAGAGGCCAACTTTCTTTTTAAATTCTTTCTTGGCTTCTTTTTCTTTATTACGCCGAAGCTTTTTTGATAAACTACTCAAAATTATTTTCCACTCAAAATATGCGTTGAGCTTTCTTTACAACTTGCGTTAGTTTGCTGTATAAATATAGCATGTTCCCAAAGCTCTGTCAAGTTCTTTGCGCCACTATAAGAAAATCCCGAACGAATTCCAACTTCTAAATCTCTAAGAATCTTAGATACATTTCCCTTGTAAGGAATATAAGTTGAAATACCCTCTTGAGAAGAAACTGAACCTTTCCAATGATTTTGCGCCTCTTTGGAGGCCATTCCTCTATAAATTTTCATTTTGCCTTTCGGCGTAGTAACAATTTGTCCTGGTGTCTCATATGTTCCTGCGAGCAATGAACCCAGCATTACAAAATCTGCGCCTGCTGCCAAAGCTTTTACAATATCGCCAGAATTTTTAATTCCACCATCAGCAATAAGCTTGACTCCTGTTTGTGCAGCTATGCTTTTACAATCCATAATAGATTGAAGTGTTGGAATGCCGTGACCAGTTTGAATTCTGGTTGAACAGATACTTCCACCACCAATTCCAACCTTAATACTGTCAGCACCCCAATTAGCTAAAGCCTTAAACGCTTGTTCAGTGGCGACATTGCCAGCCATAATATGAGTATTCGGAAATCTCTTTTTAAGTATCGTCAGAGCCCTTTTCATAAGCATGTGGTGTGCGTGCGCAACATCAATGCATAAAAAAGAAACACCACACTCAACAAGTGCGTCTGCCCTTTCAAGATAATCTGCGGTGACACCGATGGCAGCGCCAATATGAGCATCTTCTTCGCCAGCAAAGCGACAAATCTCTACTTGCTTCTCTATTGAATTGTATCGATGAATTATTGCTAAACCACCATAAAAACTCATTTCAACCGCCATCTCACTTTCAGTAACTGTATCCATTGGAGAAGAAATAATTGGTAACGCACAAAAGCGAGCACCTAATTCATTTCCGATATTTATTGAAGCTCTGCTCTCAACCTCACTATATTGAGGCTGAAGCAAAACATCATCAAAGCATAACCCAATCTTCATTTGGTTACTCCTCAAACTGGATGATGTACAATAGGTTCAACTTCATTGGAGTCGTCAGTTGAACCTAAAGCACCATCCCCTCGCCCAGAAATAGTAATGGAATACCAATCATAAAGATTGCCACTTTCGGTTTCAACCGCTCTAAAATGAACAACCGGAACCATCACAGCTTGTGCAATTTTTGTGCCAGGTTCAATAAGTTGAATCTCTTTTCCAATATTATGAAGATTAACAAAAACCTCACCATCATATCCGCTATCAACGACACACGCACCAACAATCAGCGAACGTTTTACTGCAACACCTGAACGGTTTTTTATTTCTAACATATATCCGTGTGGTACACCAAATCGATAACCTGTGGGCAATATTGCGCTTTCGCCTGGTTCAATGGTAACACAATCTAAATTTGGGCTTGGCAAAATTCCTTCGGGATCTGGATTGAAAAATAAATCTAATCCGGCGTCGCTGGGATTTGCCCTCTCTGGTGGTCTAACGTTGTTGCGAACTCTTACATATTCAATAATCATTTTTTTGTTCCTTTATAATTTGGGTTTTTAAAACTAAGCCAGCGTCGATGACAACCGTCTTCTCCTAAAATGTAGTGCCAGACTTCCCAGCCTAATTTTCTATATTCTTCTATAATAGAGCCATCATTTTCTAATATTTTTTTCCATTCGGGTTTGACATCTATTTCAATTTCGCCGCTGTGACTTTTGTATATCCATGATTTGCTTAATCTTTCATTAAGAATTTTTATCAATTGTGGTTTTGTCACATCTTTAGGTTCGGGTGATTCCAAATCTTCTATAATAAGATCATAATCTTCAAATTCATCCATTAAAAAAACCTCTCGCACATAAAAATTACAACCCAACCGTCCGACATAGCATCTTTTACTATATCAAACTGTTTTAGTTTTTTGTGCTCGCGCCCCAATTTATTTCCATAAAAGGCCGAACGCTCTATTAAATATTCCGATACACTGGTGGTTGCTTCCGCCTCAACTTCATCAGCACCAATAACTAATCTATACACTTCTAATGTTGCATCATCATCATTCATTTTTTTATCCCACTAACTTAAAATTCCATTTGATAGACCGTGTAGAAAATCCCCATTGAGGATCATATTCGAGCTTACTAACATAAGGTCTATTTAAGTGAACTCTTTCCTTTGGCCCAACATTCCAACACTTAATATTTGTTGTTTGACAGGTTTCATCAATCGCATTGATAATCCAAAATATTTTTCCGTTCCGCGTTTTCTTTGGAATAATTTCACGAGGAATAAACCAACAAAGACGCAGATCATTATCATATTGTGCCAGCGGAGGAACCTTAAGATATTCTAATCTTTCTTTAACTTTACTATCCAAAACCAAATCAAATGGAAAAATTCCTGTTAAATTTACAATGTTTTCAATTTTCTCTTGTTCCGAGAAATCTGATTCACTGCAATACTTCTCTATGTTTTCTTCTAGCTTCTTTTTATTTTTTGGTCGATCGCTCGCAACCGACAGCCACAAGTGTTTGCAATGTTTGAAGCGTGAATCTGAAATAGAATTACACGCACCAGAACGAACCAAAACATCTAAGCTTTTTTTATTAAGCTTTGAGTAACTTATATCTTCATTGAACAAGAGTTCTTCAACGTTGCTAAATGGCCGATGTTCAATAATCTGATCCATTGCTTTGTCGCCCAAACCCTTAATTGAAGTTAAGGGTTGAATTAATTTTCCATCGGATGAAATTTCCCAATTTCTTCCAGACAGATTAATATTAACTTCTTGGATATTATAACCCAAATTTTTAACAACGTTAATTGCTTTTTCTTTTCGGGTTTCAGGCTCTTTGTTCAAGAAAGCTGAGAGCCATTCAGCTGGATAATAATTTAAAATCCAAGCGCATTGATAAGAAAGAATACTATAGCCAACAGCATGAGATTTGTTAAAGCCATAGCCACTGAAATACTCAAAAGTATCCCACAATCTTTGAGCGTCACCTTTGTCAATTCCCTTTTCATGGCAACCTGTAATGAATTTATTATGAATTCTAGTCTTCTTTGCTGCAACTTTTCCTGTTCCTTTTTTAGTTAACAGTTTCCGAAGAAGATTGCCTTCGTCCAAAGAAATATTTTTTCCTAATTTATGTGCAAGAAGCGCAATTTGTTCCTGAAAGATCAGGAAACCATATGTTTCTTTCGTCACTGCTTCAACAATTGGATGAATATATTTAATATCCTCTGGATTTCTTTTTGCCCTGACATAATC